GAATAACCGTAATATCAAACCCGATCTTAGAACCAGGCACAAACTTACCCGGAAATGCCGGGTTTAGTTTAGAACAAAGCCGGTCGAATAACGGGATAACCGCATCGGTGTAAATTGATTTGCGCCCCTCCTTAACATTGTCGAGTGTGGTAGCTTCAGAGTTGAACAGCGAAATCGGAACGTGATACATATTGCAAACGTCCTGCAATGTGTATTTCATCAGTTCAATAATGTTCATGTCAACAACAGAATAACCCATCTTAATCCATTGCATAGGGTTGCGCATAAATAACGGCTTCATGTAGTTATCTGCGTTACCGTATTTCTTAGCGAAACGGGTCTGCAAGGCTTCAATCTGTTCAGGCTTATATTCTAAATCAGTTTCTTTCGTTCCGGTTAATATACCTGCCGGGGCCCCGTTCTGATATGCTTTGTTCAATGCCTTGTAACCTGAGTTGCTGGCCTGAATAGTCAACAATCCGGCTGTTAACGGCGACATCCCGTACAACTGCGATCCTGATTGATCTGTCGTAGGGTTAAAATACTTCATGTGGATAACCTTTTCAGGCTGGATAATGTATGACATCCCGGCACCTAAATTAACCCGATACCCTGCGATAGGCTTCTGCATACCGCCTCCGATAATTTCAGTAAGGTGCGATGGTAGCAGCCACAATTCAACGGGCTTACCTTTGTTTAACCCGTCATCTGGCGAAATCTGATAGATGTAAGTGTTCCCGGTCATTAATAGCCAACTAAACATTGCTTCGATAAATTCATCACGGCCCTGCATCTGGTTCGGCTTATCCAACAGCTTCAGCATCTCAGAGTTAACTACATCGGCTTTATTCAGCTTGTGAGTAAACGGTATGCCCGTACAACGCTGAGTAATGGCGGTAATGACCGAATAAACGTGAATATTACCCTTATACCCGTCATTGATGTACGATTCCATGTTATCCGGCAGCGTATAGGCAATATCACCCGTCCATTGGTAAAGTATCTTATTGAGCAGGTTTTCAAGGTTCTTATAAACCTTTTCCGCCTTTTTCCCGAATATTGATGTTAATAGGCTCATAATACAAAGTTTTCGATCTTTCGTTTTGTGGCGTGCTGAAAGGCGTAGCGGGCTGCATCAATCAAATGGTTGTAGTCATCAATCACAAGTTTAGCAGTTGAATCAAGCCAAACGTAATTACGTAGTTCCTTTTTCAGGTTGTGACTGTCCGGGTGTACTATCAACTGATAATCCTGCATACCTAACAAACCTGCACTTACTGAACCCTGTCCCTTTTCAGCCGGACGGATGTTAATACCACGTTGCCGTAACTCATCGATCAAACGTGGTTCAGCCGAATCACCTATAATCAGATGACCTGGCGCATAGGTTTTGTTTAATATGGCAATCTGTTCAGTTGACAATCCGGCCTGATAAAACATTTCCTGCAAATATATAACTTTCTTCTTTGTATCAATCAAGCATTTAATTAATGTGGTCGGGTCATTACTAAATCCATAATCCTGTCCGAATATTTCAATACCATCCTGATCCGGTTGCGGTTCACCTTCTACCCAATTACTAAACACTACGCCATCAGCCTGGTCAAGCCATTGACCCATAAACCTGTGGTTGTATTTTAGTTCGTTTTTCAGCTTCAGTTCCTCGGCCTTTTGTATAAACGATTCTGAAAGGTGTTTAATATTGTCTAAGTAGGTTGTATGAATGTAGGTTGTGTTGCCATCTGTACCGAACTCAAAGAACCGTTTGTAAATCCAGTGAGCCGACGTAACAGGGTTCAATATCAGTATAACACGGTTCTGTAAAGCCTTAACCCTGATAGATTCATCAATCTTATCAAATACGGATTCATCTGTTAACTCCTCCGCCTCATCCAATACCCATGTAGTTACCCCCTGAATAGACTTAAGGTTTGCAGTCTGGTTGCCTGAACTTGTCTGAATACCCCTAAATATTATTTTACTTCCATTTGTGCAGGTTATTTCTGTTTTCGTGATCTGGAATAGTTCAGCCAATCCCAATAGGTTTATCTTTTCTACAAACTCAGGAATGATTGATATGTGCGCACTTGTAAGGGTGTAGCGAGTAAACAAAATAGTGTGTCCGGCCTCCAATAAAAGCCGGACAATGAAATCTGATACTGAATAGCTTTTAGATGATCCTCTGCCACCCGTAAGGACAAAGTACCGAGTTTTGGCGGTGTAAAGCGGTTTAAACTTGCTATTTATCTCAGGACTGTTCATTAGTGTCAGCCCATTTTATTGGAGGTATGTTAACTTCAAGCGTGCCTGAATGCTCAACTTTCTGCTTTTGTGAATTAATCCGGTCTGATTCGTCATCGGTTCCAATCAACTTATATAGAGCGATTTGAACCGTAGCGTTTTCCGATTCATACCATTTCTTTCGGAGCCCAACTTTCAGATCGTTTCGGTTCTTTAAAATGGCAGCTTTTATAGTGTCCGATTTATCCAATTCATTATCATAAAAAGTTGACCTGGCACATGGTAAATACGAAATAACTTCCTCAATCCAAATCAGCTTATATTTGGTGATTGCCTCCAGCGATTGCCGCTCCAGCTCTTTCGTGTCGTATGCCATTGGTTAAACTTTGAGCGGAACGGTCGAATCGAACGCCCCTTGAATCTGGAATGATCCACCCTCTCCCATGTGAGGTAGTTCCGCAGGTTGTTTCTTTGGGTAAGGTTTTGATAATGATTTACACAAAGGTATTAATTCTTTTGTTAAAGGATAAAGGTATTTTCTTTTGCCTTTTGAATAAAATTTAGTTGCATTTGGGTCTAAATGTTTTCTAACTTCATTTAATGATTGAATTACACCTTTCGAATGAACTGATTTATTATGCGTTTTTTTACCATGAATCATAAATGAACTCATACCGATTGCTGTTTCTCCAGTATAATACCAATTTGATGCTTGATAAATTATTCCCATGTGTTCTTGGTCAATATCAGCATAACTAATTACTAATTTCAATAATGGATTATTTTTTTTTAACAATTTTAAACTTATTGAAACTACCTTAGAAACTGATTCTTGTTTCCCATTTAAAGCAACTCTTACTAATTCACAAATTGCACCTTGCGGCAAATTATAAGGTTTACCAATATTAATTGAAGCTCCAGATGAATATAAAATTATTCCACACCATTCATTATTATCATTAAATACAGAAAACCCACTTTGAATAACAGGCACAGATTTTGCATAATGAAAATTCATACAAGCATAAACAATCGCCTTATGTGATGCTTTTTCTAATCTCATATTTCTCCTGCTGAAACAGAATAAAATGCTTTCGGACAAATCCTATTAATTACTTCCTGAATTTCTGATTCACATTTCTGCAAATCTTCAGGTGTCGGAAATGTAATCTTCATCGTTGCCGGTTTGTTTTTTTCTTCCCCAATCAATTCATCATCTGCCGGCATTTGCATAGGCCATTCAATCTCCAGACCCCAATCTTCCAACTCCTGCCGATCCCAATTCGCCGATAAATCTTCCACATCCCACTCCCCGCCTGAAACATTATCTGCAATAATAAACCTGCGCTGTTCATCTTCGGTCAGGTCTGCCGCGTTCTTAACCCATTCATCTGGGATCTGTTTAAACTTCAAATGCTGCAATGCTTTAAGTCGCATATTACCACCGAGTACCATGTTATCAGCATCTACCACAATCGGCCTAAGTGACATCATCTTCGGGAACTCCTGTATTGATTTGCATAGTTTCTGAAAGTTTGCATCTTTGATAACGCGTGGATTATTCGGATTCGGTTTCAGTTTGCTCAGTTCCATAGCCGTCAAAGGTAAGTAATTAATCAGCGTTTGTCAATAGGTAAATTCACCCCTCAATGTCGGGGGCGGGGTTAATATTGGTTGTATAGGTCTGAAATAATCAGACGTAGCCGGGAGTTAGCTTTCATTTAGAAAACTGCTGGTGCGAACATGGTTTCCAGTATTTACCGTCTGGTTGTTTTAAATTTAACGATGCAATTGGACAATCATCACAATAACAATCTTTGCCATATTGGTGCTGAACGCAAAAATCAGTAGTTCTAAAAGCATCTACAACCGCCTTTAATTGTTCTTTTGTGTCTGTTAGTTCCTGTTTTGGTACTAAGTTTTCAATTTCTTCTTTATTTAAAATGTACTGCATATAATTGATTTTTAATGATTAATAATAAACGAAAAGCTAACACGCAATATAAAAAATTGGCTATTAAGGGTTATCGCATTTTTAAAGGTCTGAGCAAGCCAACTTTTCATATTGCCACCGTTACCTCCCCCACACATGCTCACATCTCCTGCACTGGAACTTATCCGGCCAGTCAAGAA